GAACCTGTAAGTAATGATGCAGGCACAGCTATAGGTCTAGCTAAGTATTTGTACCATCATGAAAGAAATTAAAGTATATCAATATCCACATCAAAAAGATAATATTGAATTGGAGACTGAGATCTTTAATTCTATTGATCTAGGATTGGATGTATACCCCGAATCAATAGACCGTTGTCACATGGCACGATGGAGTCAACCTCCTCAAGTAATACAAAGATTTATAGACTGGTTGGAAGAAACCACAGATTCTGAGTTAGAGAGTATATGGGGTGTTTGGTATCTTGATGGTGGGGGTATTGAATGGCACTCACATGCTAGTGAGGATAATATTAGGTATTCTTTTTCTTACTATATAAAAGTTCCAGAAGATAGTTCATCATTATATTTTAGTGAAGATCCATCTAAAGATGAAGATACTATACTTCCAGTAGAACAAGGAATCTGTGCCGTGTGGGATAATGATCTACCACATTGCGTTCCTCCCAGTAACCATGAGGGTAGATGTGTATTAGCAGGTAATTTAAAATGGAAACTACAATGAAACGAGTAAAAACAATAACCATCGTTGGTGGTGGAACAGCAGGTTGGATGGCTGCTGCTTACTTTGGTAATCCATCAGATAGGGATTCTTATGAAGTTACCCTTATTGACAAGACGGATCCAGAACGTATTGGAGTTGGTGAAGCCACTCTTATAAATTTTCCACAATTTATGTCTAATATGGGATTCAATTTCAATGATTGGATGCCTAAGGTAGATGCTACATGGAAAGCTGGTATCCATTTTCCAGGATGGGGTAAAGAAGGTAGTGATATTTGGCATCCATTTGCATTTTCATATGTTAATGGTAAGCCAGATGTAGATCAAAATAATGTTGATCAACATAAAGATGGTCTAATATCATATGATGTTTGGACAAAGTATCAAGATGAAGTAAAGTTCAACGATATTCAAGCATGTTATAGGACTGCTATGGATAATAGAGTTGAATTTGACAGTCTACCAACAGTATATGCCCAACAAATTGATTGTGGGAAGTTGGTAAAATTTTTGATGGATGAGTTGCAAGGTAAAGTTAGGTATATTCAATCTGAAGTTCAGTCAATTTCTTGGGACGAAAATGGAGAAATTGAATATTTAACTCTTGAAGATGAATCTGAAATTGAATCAGATCTTTATATTGATTGCACAGGATTTAAACAGTTGTTGTCATATCTCGATGATAATACTTTTACTTCTGATAGGTTGTATGTAGATACTGCTCTTGCTGGAAAAGTTGAGTATGAAGACAAATCAAAAGAAATGTTTCCATACACAAGATGTGAAGCTGTAAGTGATGGATGGATATGGACTATTCCAACTAGATCTAGAATGGGAACTGGATATGTTTTTAATAGATCTGTTAGCGATCCAGATGAAGTTAGATTGAAAATGTGTGAGTATTGGGATAATAGAATTTCTCCCAATGAACTAAGAGAGATTGATTGGACTCCCTATGTCAAAGATAATCATTTTTATGGTAATGTTGTTTCTATCGGACTATCTGGAGGATTTATTGAACCTCTAGAAAGTACAGGTCTTGCTTTGATGGTTAGGGGTATTGAGTATCTAGATGGAGCTTTGATGGGAGGAAAATATACAAATCAGGATGTATCAATATACAATGCGAAAATGCATGGTATATATGAAAATTGTATAGACTTTGTAAACATGCATTATGCATATAGTGAGAGAGAAGGCAAGTTCTGGGATTATGTTCGGGCTAACTACAAAAAATCTGACATGTTTACCTGGATGGAAGAGGATATATTTGATCCAACAAAGAAAACTTGGGATATTAATAAGTACGGATATGAAATGTTCAGCGGACTAAATTGGCAATCTTGGATACATCAATTAAATCCAAACCGTGTTCCAGAAAATATGTTAATAAATGAATATCATGATTATAACTGGAAAAACACTCTTGCAATCTATGATAGATACTATATGGACTCCGTGCCTCACGATTCTACTTTGGTAAATTAATGAAAACAGTTTGGTGTAATGGAACTTTTGATATTTTGCATCCTGGCCACATTCAGTTGTTTAAGACTGCAAGATCATTAGGTGATAGAGTTATTGTAGCTACGGATACTGATGATAAAATTCGTAGAGCGAAAGGTCATACTAGACCAGTCAATGATTTGTGTTATAGAATGACAATGCTTGAGTCAATCAAGTATATTGATGTAGTACATTACTTTGATACTAGACAAGAACTAGAATCTCTAATTAAACTTTATAGTCCAGATATCCTTTTACTAGGAGGAGATTGGGAAAATGGAGATGTAGTCGGTGCAGAGTATGCTAAAGAAGTAAGATTCTTACCGAGAGTTGGAGGTTATTCTAGTAGTGCTGTTATTAAACAAATTGAACACAGATGAACGTATTATTAATTGGTGATTCATGTAGAGACGAGTACGTCTATGGAGATTGTAATCGTCTAAGTCCAGAAGGTCCTATTACTATTCTAGATGAGAAATCTAGAAAGATTAGGCCTGGGATGGCAGCTAATGTAAAATCAAATTTAGAATCGTTTGGTGTTGGAGTAAATCTACTAACCCAAAGAGAAGTTATTACTAAAACCAGATACGTAGATTCAAAAAGTAATTACCAACTACTTAGAGTAGATACTACTCCTGATGTAACTCCCATTACATCTGCGGAAGTTAGAATGGCATTAATGTCTTTTGAGTATGATGCTGTTGTTATTTCTGATTATGATAAGGGATACTTGAGTGATGATGATCTAAGGTTATTGTGTGAGGCTTTTAATAGACCAATATTTGTAGATACTAAAAAAAGAAAGTTATTTCATAAAGATAACGTATTCTGGAAAATTAATAAGAAAGAATATGATCTCTTGGATAGGGATCATATGCCCAATGGAACACATTTGATTGTTACTTTGGGGTCTAATGGTGTAGACTGGAATGGTATACGATATCTTCCCCAAAAAGTCAATGTATTTGATGTCTGTGGAGCTGGTGATACTTTCCTCTCTGCATTAGTTTGGGAGTTCATGAAGCATAAAGATATGCAAAAGTCCATTGATATTGCTAACAGAGCTGCTGCAATTTCTGTACAGCATCCTGGAACATATCACTTGACTGAAAAAGAAATCGAATCTCTGTGGTCTACTGATGAAGAAACTTAGTTACATAGTTGATATTGATGGTACTATCTGTCAACATCCTAAGGGAAATAGGAATAAGTATCGTGATGCTGTCCCACTTAAGGAAAGAATCGCTGAAATAAATCACCTATATATTGAAGGTCATACTATCATATACTTCACCGCTAGAGGTATGGGACGACATAATAATGATCGTCAAAAAGCGTATGATGAATTCTATGATTTCACATTAAAACAACTCTGTAGTTGGGGTTGTATGTTTAACGATCTCTGGTTAGGTAAACCATCTGGAGATTTTTACATTGATGATAAAGGGATTAACTCTAATGACTTCTTCAAGAATTGGCCCATCTCGGAAACCTAAGAGTCCGAGGGCAGCAGAACCAGTAAAACGTGTTCCTAAAGGTTGGGGACATGAACTTTGGATTGCAAACTGCGAAAAGTATTGTGGTAAACTCCTGTATATCAAGAAAGGGAAACAATGCTCTTGGCATTTCCATAAGTTAAAAGACGAAGTATTTTACATACAGAGTGGTAAAGTAAAAATTTATTATGGTTGGGACGATAAAATCGAACTAGCTCATGTTGCTCTTCTAGAAGTTGGAGATAAGTTCCATGTTCCCATTGGATTGAAACATAGAATGTATGCTCTAGAAGATACAGAATTATTTGAATTCTCTACAGAACATTTTGATGAAGATAGTCATAGAGTTATTCCAGGCGATTGATGAATAAGTGTGCTAATTTTAATAGTGAATCTAAAATATCAGATCTGATTTATATTTTTGACGATTTTCTTGATGCAGATAAATGTGATGAACTAATTCAATGGCATAAAGATAATCCAGATTTACATAGTCAATTAATGGGTAACTTCGGAGATGGGTCCGAAACTAAGGTGAATTTAGACTTTATTAGATGTATTGAAGCTACAATGCCCTTGGATCATCCATTGTCTGATGTGTTAACAGACGTTTGTCTAAGAGCATATCAAAAAGTAACAGAGAGTGGATGTAGTCCACCACAATCAGATATTTTTATAAACGGTCATGGCGTAAAATACTATAAGAAAGATGAGGGAGTATTTGAAACTCACGTAGATCAACATGCTGGGCCAACTGTTACTAGATTGTTTGCTGTTGTCATATATTATAATGATATAGAAGAAGGCGGAGAAACCATATTTCCTTACTTAGGAATAGGAGTTAAACCTAAGAAAGGGAGGGTTCTAATATTTCCATGTAACTGGATGTTTCCACATAAGGGTTGTACCCCTACATCTGAAGATAAGTATGTTACTACAATGTTTATTGATTTTGTGCCTGAAGATATTCCTCGACCGTCCTGAGTCTATAGTTCTTTAACCATTTCATATCTGCACAGGTATAGTCTTGATACTTACCCTTTAAGTGATCAGGGAACGGAATCATTTCGATGGTTCCGTTTTCTTTTTTAGCGACTAGTTCTGCAACATCATAAAATGATATGGGATTACCAGTTCCAATATCATATATGCCACTAGGAGAATCATTGTTCATTACAATGTTAACGATGTCATTAACACATACAAAATCTCTATAGAACTTTTCCGATCCCTCAAATAGTTTTAGTTTACCAGTTTCTCTAATTTGTTTAGTGAATTTAGATACTGGACTAGCTTGATCACCTTTATGATCTTCTCCTGTTCCATATACATTAAAGTATCTAAATCCTTGAATGTGTTTGAACTTATCTATATGGTCTAAGACATAGTAATCGATGATTAGTTTTGAGATAGCATATTGATTTAACGGGTTTATAATTTTTCTATTCTTCTTTTGATTCCCATATACCGATGCTGAGGATGCGTATTTTACGGGAATCTGATACTCTATTGCTTTTCCAAAGAGATGTGCAGTGAAGTCTTGATTGTAGTGTGCAATAGTCATCCAGTTCTTCTCTGTGGTGGAAGACATTGCTCCATTATGAATGATTAGGTATACTTTCTCCCAATCATCAAATTTAGATAGAAATTTCCAACCGTCTTCTTTATCAATACAAATAACAGGTTCTCTGAGTTCTTCTTCAATTACACGAAGAAAGTGAGAACCAATAAAACCTTCATGGCCAGTTAGTAGAATCATTATGAAAGAGGTAGAAAAAATACTTGAGTTAGTCTATAGTTGTCGTCTTCAAAAAATCCTGGTTTATCATAACTTCCATGAAGGACGTTTGTTGGGTAGAAAATCATTCTATTATACTTCATTTCTGCCAAATGTATTAGTTCCCAAGGACCTATACTATCAGAAACATAATCCTCTTCCCATATTCCATTTTGTTCTGGATTAACTTGTTGTCCTTTGTAATTGTAAAATGCAGTGCCACCCTGGCATTCTTTACCCTTATTCAAATAAATCACTCCTGCCCAACCTTTAATTTCACTTTCAAATTGGTAATCAATGTGTGGGATGCGAAATCTATCTTTAGACTGAGTTACGTTTACTGAAAAGGGAACTTCTAGACATGCTTTATCAAAGGCATTAACTTCTCCTAGTCTTAGTCCATATACATTATCAGCAATGCTTTTCCATACTTCATGGATATGATCTAAGTTCATATTCATATTTACCCTAGTTCCAGGTGATTTTCCACAAATTCTAGGGTTGTCTGTCGGTGGGCATCTAAGTGCTAAATTTCTAACCTTGTCTGGATTTTTATAGAAGTTGTCAATGTATACGATAGGGAATTCTTGCCATCCCATCAATTCAACTCTTGCAGTTACTTCTTCATTGACTGCAAAGGTTTCTTGTTCATTAATAAAGTACTTTTTCATGTAACCTAAATACTTCGGAGAAACTTATGAATGTAGGAATGGCTAAACCTTCCAGCAGAGACGAGTTGAAAGAGTATGCTCTTAGGAAACTCGGAAAGCCAGTATTGGAAATTAACGTCGATGATGATCAAATCGAGGATCTCATCGATGATGCCATCCAATTCTACCACGAAAGACATGGCGAGGGAATAGATAGAGTCTTTTTAAAGCACAAGTTAATACAATCTGAGAAGGATGTGTTAGCTGGTATTGCTTCTACCACTACAGGATCCAGTTCTCATGGTGGTATTGCCATGATGGAGTATGAAGAGGGTGCAAATTATCTTCCACTACCTGATAGTATTATAGGTGTTAATAAGGTATTTAAAGCTGATTCGTCATCAATCTCTGACGGACTGTTCAACATTAAATATCAACTGTTCCTTAATGATTTATACTACTACGGAGCGATCGATTTACTGAACTACGGTATGGTCAAGTCGTACCTAGAAACTCTAGACTTCTTGATCAATCCAGATACCCAAATAAGATTTAATAAGAAAAATAGAAGACTATATCTAGATATTGATCTAAATGGTATCGGTGGTAATCACTACCTAGTTATTGATTGTTACAGAGAAGTAGACCCCGAGAGTGCAACTTCCGTATACAATGATTCTTGGTTGAAGAGATACGTTACTGCTTTAATTAAGAGACAGTGGGGACAGAACTTAATTAAGTTCCAAGGAGTAAAACTTCCTGGTGGATTGGAGATGAATGGAAGACAACTCTTTGACGATGCGGTGAGAGATATTGAGATCTTAGAACAGGTCTTAATGACTGAGTATGCGATGCCACCCCTAGACATGATAGGATAATGCCATTAACACCATTCTTTTTACACGGATCACCAAGTGAACAAAGACTGATTCAAGACTTGGTGAATGAGCATCTTAGGAATTTTGGACAGGATATTCTGTACCTTCCTAGAAGGATTGTCAATGAACAAACAGTGATTAAAGAGATCACTGCTTCTAGGTTTGATGATAGTTTTAGAATCGAAGCCTACTTATCAAACTTTGATGGATTTGGAACACCATCGGATGTTCTAACAAAGTTTGGTGTCCGAGCGACTGATGAGGTTACCCTGGTTATCTCTAAAGAGAGATATGATGACTTCATTTCTCCCAAACTTAAGTTATGGCCAAAGGAAGAAATCAAGGTTGCAACCACTCCACAGGAAGGTGATCTTATTTTCTTACCACTTGATGATGCTCTATTTGAGATCAAGTATGTCGAAAGGAAGGTTCCTTTCTATCAGTTAAATGATCTCTACATGTATGAACTTAGATGTGAGATCTTTGAATATGAAGATGAGAGAATCGATCTTCCTAGTAATCTTACCGATGTTAATGGTGAGGAAATTAAGGATGGTATTGCTGCTGGTGGCCAACAGGTAACTATTCAGTTCCATAAAGACACCGTTGATAATGCCCTTGCAACTATTGGATATGCAAGTACTATTTTTGGTACTAAGTCTGTACAGTATATTCAGATGTTTGATGATGGAAACTATAAAGGAACTCCAAGTGTAAGAGTTGCTAAACCAAAGAGAGGTGAGAGAGCAACTGGTATAGTAACTAGTCTAGTCAATGGAACTGTAGAGAAAGTAGATATTACATTCGGTGGTAATAACTATATTCAAATTCCAACCATACAGTTCACGCCTCCAAACAAACCAGCTTCATCACAAATTAAGTTCGGCAATAATGGTCTAGAACATACTAGTTACAATGATGTAACAAATGCAAACATCAAAGCAACTTCAGATATTAATGCTAGAGTTACTGAGGATGGTAGATTAGTATTCAGTCTATGGTTCTGGCCAAATAAGTTTGATCCAGATCCTAATTTTGGTGGAGTTATTGCATGGACTGATAAATTTAAGTTGTACCATAGAGAGACAGGTAACGTAGTCTTTGCATCTGGATCTGGATCTATTGAAAATACATCTACATTAAATTTAAATGCTTGGAACTTTATTAGAGTTGAAGTTCTAAATCAAGAAGCTAAAGTATGTGTTAACGGTAATGTAAGTAATACTTTGGGTACAGCTGACCCAACCATGGTATTCACTAATGATGATATTAAGTTGGGATCTGATGCTGGAGGTCAAGGAAAATCTCCCACTATTACTAGAGGATTTGTAGGTAATATTGATCACATTACTTTAAATCAAACAGGTGACAATGCTTTCAGTAGTGTGAGTGAAACCCTTGTTCCTACAACAGAGACTGAACAAGAACTGGATACTCAGTCTGGAACTGTTTCATCTTTTGTTAATAATCTTGATAATGAGTATCCAATCGTGACTGTTGGGTTAAATACTAGTAGGGAAGTTTATACAGTCACAATTGAACATCCAGGTAATGGATACGCATCCATACCTCTACTGACCATAGATGAACCAGAATTAGGTGAACAAGCAACTGCGGTTGCAATTATGACTTCCAGAACTGGTATTCCAAACCAGGCTATCGATAGAATTCTATTAACTAATCCAGGTTTTGGATATACTGAACCACCTATTATTACTTTGAGTGGTGGAACCCCAGTATCTCCAGGTATTGCAACTGCTATTATTTCGGAAAGAGTATTGGGTCCAGTTGCAATCACTACTGGTGGTCGTGGATATACATTTACTCCTACAGTAGGAATTACATCTACTTACATTCCATCTTCTGTAGGTATTTCTTCTAATATTCGTAATGCTAAAGCCGAAGCAGTTGTTGGTACAGGACTAACAG